GGCATTAAAACTTTACGCAATCAAGCTTTCAACCGGTGCAGCTCGCTTCGCAGTTTTTCACTGCCTCCGAGCATTGAATGGATTGACAGTTATATTTTTAACGACTGTTCATCATTGGAACATGCTGTGATACCGGACAGCGTTAAGTATCTTGGAGACGGGGCTTTCCAGAACTGCACTTCCCTGAAAAGCGCATCTGTAGGCAACGGCATAAAACTTGTCGAAGCCCAGCTATTCCGTGGATGCTCAGCCTTGAAAACAGTGACGTTGGGCAATAATGTTGAACGGATACAGATTGACTCGTTCTATGACTGCCCTGTACTGGAAAGCGTTACGCTGCCGACTGCCGTTCCGCCTGCCGTTTTTTCAGGGGGGATGGAAGACTATGCCCACTTGAAATTCTATGTTCCAGCGGATGCGGTGAGCGCTTATCAAATGGCTGCAAACTGGTCGGAAATTGCGGGCAGCATTTTTGCAATGCCGTAGCAGAGGATATTTTTGCCTAATCTCAAAATCCTGATTAAGCGTTAAACAGGATTCCCCCGGTGGAATAGAAACTGCCTTCAATTCATGATGACTTCAAAAGTAATTTCACTTTTATGGAGTCATCATGACTGAGTTTCATCACGGCATTACAGCGCGTGAAGCCCCCATTGGAAAAATTCCAATCCGCAATGCGGATACCAACATAATTGCAATGCTCGCCTTCGCGGATGATGCCGATGAAGACGCCTTTCCCCTCAACACGCCTGTCCTGGTTACATCAATCAACCGTGCGCTGCCTAAAGCCGGCGCTTCAGGAAACCTGCGCAGAAATCTGGAAATTATTTCGCAGATTACATCGCCTACGCTGGTCGTGATCCGCATTGAAAACCCGTTCTCTGGCGGAGAATTTGACCAGTCACCGGTCATCGGCACTACAGATGCAGCTGGACAGCGCACAGGCCTGCAGGCATTGCTCACAGTTAAATCTGTGCTGGGCATTACGCCAAAAATCATCTGCGTTTCAGACACCGAAACCATCGATGTGGCCAATGCACTCGGCGCAATCTGCAAAAAGCTCCGCGCCTACGCTTACATCACTCCGCGCAATGAAAACGGTGCAATGCTGCCAACCGCTGAAGCGGTTGCCGGTTTCCGCAAAATGCTGGCATTCCGCGAAATTGAGCTGATCTGGCCAGAATGGACAAGCGGCAATGTTTTCTTTGGTACAAATGATGAGGACTACTAGGATGATTCTTAAATACGGCCCAGGCATTTACACCGCTGCAGTAGCCGCCGCAGCGCTGCGCGCTGAAACGGATAAAAAAACCGGCTTCCATAAATCCCTTTCCAATATTGCGGTGGCAGGCCCTACTGGCATCAGCATGCCGATTACCTGGGATCTTGAAGACCCGGATACCGATGCCGGCTACTTAAACAGCAATGACATCACCACCATGATCATGCATGACGGCCCGCGCTTCTGGGGCAACCGCAATTGCTCTGATGACCCGCGCTTTGCTTTTGAGGTGGCAACACGCACAGCACAGTTCCTGCTGGATACCATCATCAATGGCTGCTTCCCTTTTATTGACCAGCCCCTTACGCCATTTCTGGCCAAAGACATCATCGACACGATTAATGCCAAATTGACGGAACACGTCAATGCCAAGCGCCTGATCGGCGCATCTGTCTGGTATGACGAGGCTGAAAACTCAATTGAAGGGCTGTCGCAGGGCCTTATGTGGATTGACTACGACTTCACCCCAGTTCCAACACTGGAGAACCTAGGCCTCAATCAGCGCATTACAGACCGCTATCTGGTCGATTTTGGCCAGTTAATCAATAACGCTGCTTAACAGGAGCTGGATGCAATGCTTCCACGTACTTTGAAAAATTTTAATGTGTTCGTTAATACACATTCCTGGGCAGGTGTCGCTGAAGAAGTCACCATTCCCAAAATCACTAAGAAAACTGAAGACTTCCGCGGCGCTGGCATGATCGGTGATGTGGCGCTGGCAATGGGCTACGAAAAGATGGAAGGCGAAGTTACCTATGCCGGCTTTGATGTCAAGCAGTACCGCCAGCTTGGCGTCTGCGGCACTTCCGATTTGCCGGTGCGGTTCGTGGGCATTTATGAGCGTCAGGACGACTGCAGCATTCAGAATGTCGAAATCTATACCCGTGGCCAAGCCACTGAACTTGATCCCGGCAGCTCCAAGAATGGCGAAAAAACCGAAACCAAAATCACTTACAACTACAGCTATTACCGTCTGGAAGTCGACGGTGTGATTGAAGTTGAACTCGATTTTATCAATGGCACCGAAAAATTCGGCGGCAGCGATTTGGCAGCAGAAATCAAAAAACTGCTTGGCCTATAAGGGCCGGCAACTTCATTCCCTTAATTTTTAAATGAGCAGCAAAATATGAATACTGAAGTACAGCAAAAAAATCAGGAAGCGGTTCAAGATCCGAACATTATCCCAGTCAAATTTGATGATGGCTTTAAGCGCGGTGAACAAATGATTACTGACATTACCATCCGTAAACCTAAGACTCGGGCGCTGCGCGGATTAACTCTGGTAAACGTGCTTCAGCTGGATGTCGATACGCTGGCCAAACTTGCGCCCCGCATCACATATCCATCCATGACTGAAAATGACGTATACGACCTGTCACCTTCAGATCTAACCAAACTGAGCAAGGAGGTTGTCGGTTTTTTTGTGACGGCCGGGGACGAAGACTTCCAGTAAGCACGGACGATGTCATTGCAGATTTGGCAGTAGTCTTTCACTGGACTCCTGCTGACTGCGCTGATTTTGAATTGGATGAATTGATGGATTGGCATGAACGGGCGCGGGCGCGCTGGGAAACTGAAAATAAATGAGTCAAATTAGCTTAAAAGCCATGCTTGAACTGGTGGATAAAGCCACTGCCCCGCTGAAAAACATCATAGGCTCAAGTGAGAGAGCCAGTGATGCCCTGCGCGCGCAGCGTGAAGAACTGCGAAAGCTCAACAAAGCTCAATCTGATATCACTTCATTCAAGCGCTTATCCAGCGCATTAAAAGGCACGCGCAAAGATTTAGAAGCTGCTCGGCAAACTGTTTCCAGACTTGCACAGCAGCACGCTAATGTTCAACATCCGACACGCGCCATGATCAAGGAGCTGGAAAAAGCCAAACAGTCTGTCAGAAGCCTGAAACAAGTCGAACAAGACCAGCTTCGTCAACTTCAAATGCTTAGAAATGGCTTGAGAGAAGCAGGAATTGATACAAAATCCCTCTCACGGCATGAACGTGAACTAAGATCGCAAATTCAAAGTTCAACACAAGCATTAGAGCGAAGGCAGCAGCAATTAGACCGGCAAGCTGCAAGTCAACGAAGATTAAATGAACTGACGGATAAACACCGTAAAATTCAAAGCAAGCTCAGCTCAGCAGCAGCCAAAGGAATGGTTATGGCCGGTACCGGCGTAGCAGCTTTTTATCAGCTTCAAAAGCCCTTGAATGAAAGCAAAAACATGGATCTGGAACAGAATCGTATTGCTGCGCTCGGGCTGGGCGATGATGTCGCTGAAAAAGCAGTGAAATATGCTAAAGCTATGGATACCTTTGGTACATCCATCTTAGACAACACAGTATTAATTCGAGACGGCATGACTGTTTTTGCTGACCTGCATCATGCAGAAATGGTCGCTCCCACCTTGGCAAAGATGAAATTGTCAAATGAGACAATGTTTGGGCATGCTCAAGGCTCCGAAAATGAACGCAAGTTTATGGATATGCTTAAAGTTATTGAACTTCGCGGCGGCCTAAAAAATGACGAGGAGTTTAAAAAACAGGCCAATATTATTCAGCAAGTAATCACAGCAACTGGCGGGCGTGTCGAAGCGCCTGAATGGCTCAATGCAATTAAAACGGGCGGCCTCGCTGTTAAAGGCATGAGTAATGAAGCCCTTTATTACAAAATGGAGTCTATTGTTCAGGAATGGGGCGGATTCAGATACGGTACTGCTGCAATGTCTGCTTACCAGAACATTTATCAGGGCCGAACAACGAAGCGCGCCGCTAACAATATGGAACGCTTGGGCTTAATCGAAGATACATCAAAGTTAAAACATGACAAAGCTGGACAAATCGCATATTTAGATGTGGGCGCTATTAAGGGATCTGATCTGTTCAAAGAAGATCAATTTGCATGGATGGAAAAAATTCTGCTCCCTACCCTTGCATCTAAAGGGATAACAAAAAAAGGCGATGTACTGGATGCAATTGGCAGCATTTTCACAAACCGTACTGCATCCAATTTGTTTAGCGATATGTATTTGCAAAAAGACATCATTAACAAAAGCGCAAAAATGAATGCTGGCGCAGACAATATTGACCAAATTTATGGCAAGGCAACCAATACTACTGCGGGGAAAGAACTTGAAGCTAAAGCAAAACTTCATGATGCATATTTAGTTTTCGGTCAAACAATTTTGCCCTTGTACACAAAAGCCATAGAAGAAGCCACCAGCGGATTGAAAATTTTTAGTGAATGGATGGAAAAGAACCCTCTTCAAGCCAAAATTCTGGGAAATACATTATTGGTTGTCGCAGCTGGCTTAGTGGCAATTGGAGGACTCCTCACCATTTTTTCTCCAATTCTTTTAGCTATGCTATCTATGAAATTTATTATGACCAGCTTAGGAATTAAAAGCCTTGGATTAATTAATGTTATTAAATTAGTCGGCAACGCCTTCATATGGCTGGGCAAAGGCATCTTCCTTGTAGGCCGCTTAATGATGGCCAACCCCTTATTCTTGGCAATTGGCTTACTGGCTATCGCCGCTTATATGATTTACCGCAACTGGGGGCCAATTAAGCAATTCTTTATTGCACTGTGGGGCAGCATCTCTGCAGGTGCATCAAATTTATGGCTCAATTTGAGATCATTTTTCAGCAGCGGCATTGCCAATATTAGCGCAACAATTATCAACTGGTCGCCCATCGGATTATTTTACCGCGCATTTGCTGCCGTAATGAGTTACTTCGGCATCCAGCTGCCAAGCACCTTTACCGGCTTCGGGCAAATGCTGATGCAAGGGTTAGCTAATGGCATTGGCAACAGCATCGGTACTGTAATTGCCAGCGCCAAAGCGGCAGCCGGCACAGTCGTAACCACAGTAAAAAGCGCGTTCGGCATTCACTCACCTTCCCGCGTCTTTGCGGAGCTGGGTGCATACAATATGCAGGGCTTAGCCAATGGCATTACCGGAAATAGCGGCTTAGCGAATACTGCTGTCAGTAAAACCAGTCAGGATATGCTGGGCTTTTTTGATACCAGCGCAATCCGCTTTGACCAGCGGCCATCTATTGCCGCTAGCCAAAAATCAGCTGTGCCAGCAAGCGCTCCTGTACAGCAGGTTTTCAACATTTACCCAGCGCCTGGCATGGATGAACAGGCATTGAGCCAAATGATTGCAATGGAAGTAGCTAAGGCCCAGCGCCTGCCAACAGCAGCAAATGCCCGCAGCTACAGCGACCAGGACTGATCAGGAGAATCGCAATGTTAATGAGCCTCGGACAATTTGTATTTATGACCGGTACACTGGCTTTTCAGGAAATCCAGCGCCAGCGCTCATGGAATTATGCTGATAATGCAGTTGCATTCGGCCGCCCAAAGAAACAGTTCATGGGCGCCGGTGATGATACTGTCAGCCTTCCGGGCCTCATCTATGAGGAATACGGCTTTGGCACGCGCTTCGCGCTGGATGAGCTGGCCAGCATGGCTGATACTGGCCAAGGCTTTGTGCTGATGGATGGCGCCGGCTATGTGTATGGCGTTTATGTGATTGACAGCATTGATGAAACCAAGTCTATTTTGCTGGACAACGGCACGCCGCGCAAAGTGGACTACACGCTGAAGCTGAACCGCGCAGATGATGACCGGGTGGAAACCCAGTCTGCGCCTAAACGCAGAAAAGGTGCAGCATGATTAAAACCCCTGTCTGCATTGTTACAGCCAACAGCAAGCCTTTAAATGCGCTGATTTACAGCAGAATCCTCAGCGTTACGGTGACAGATAACCGCGCCAATGAAGCGGATGAACTCAGCATCGTTCTGGATGACCATGATGGCGCTTTGGAGCTGCCTAAGCGCGGTGTACGCCTAAACTGCCGGATGGGCTATTTAGGCGGGAAACT